CTCATTGGCAAAAGGTACTGGTGACAGAGTTTCGGATGCCGACATTTTGGTGTTTACTCGTCATGGGTTCCATCGGACATGTCAGGCTGCTTTCGATGCGGTGGAGCATTTGCTAAGTGCGGAAGAATTTATGAATGCGTGTAATGTCACCCCATCTGCATTGGGCAAAGCGTATTCTGAAAAGCTTCCACGGGGTGAGAAGAAGAACGCCAGGGCTAAGATCGACAATGCCCTTGAGGATGCAGGAGTAATCCTGTCCGAAGAAGAGAGGAGTTTAACTCCATATCTTCGGAAATCAAAAAATTTATCTTGAGTGTATAACATTTGTTAACACTCGCTAAACAATAACCAAAAGACAGGAAGGATACTAAGATGGCTAAATCATCATTATCAGAGTCAAAGACAAACGAAACGGAAGTAGTAGAAGCTACTGGAGATATAATAGAGGGATCACCAACATCGGGGGCATTGGCGGTGTCCGGCGCGGGTGTGATCGGGGACATCGATGCAAGCGACATCGAATTTCCTAAGCTAGCAATAGCTCAGGGAGTTGGACCGCTTAGCGATAACTTCAAGAAAGGAGCAATCGTTCTTGATGCCGAGCACGAAATCAGCGACGGGACAACACCGGTTGAGTTCACCGTGTTACGCATTGGGAAGTTCTTTGAAGAAAACATCCCATTCGGATCGGGAGAAATCCCAAGAATCGTAACGCCGGCAGAGCAGAAGAAAATCGGGGGTACTACACAGGGACACCGAGACGGTGAGAACTGGGTTCAGCCCGATTGGAAACCGTTGGCTGACGCCTTGGTTTGCATCAAAGGTGATAACGAGGATGTGTTCCCATATAACTTCGGCAAGGATCATTATGCCATTGCTATGTGGAGAATCCGTAAGACTGCCTACGAAGGTGGTGCTAAACCGATATTAACAGCAGCAGGCACATATTACCGAAGCGGGCTTCGCAACGGATCATTTCTACTGACAACTCAGAAGAGGATGATCAGCGGGAATGCTGTCCACGGACCAAAAGTTGTTCGCGGTAAGAAGCACGACGAAAAGTTCGTCAACTGGTTAGCATCAGAATTTTGCTAATCTCATATTAGCGTGGTGTGTAGCGCCGGGGGTTTAGTGACTTTTTCCCTCGGCGCTCAATCGCCACGCCCAACCACACACCACCACAATTTATGAAATATATAGCATTAGATTTTGAGACCTTTTATTCAAAGGACTACTCGATTGTAGGTCAGAGTACCTACCAATATGTTAATCACCCCGAGTTCGACGCTTACCTTGTTTCCCTATGGAACCCGGAGATAAGCTATGTTGGGCAGACTAAAGAATACCCTGATTGGAAGAAGTTGGATGGCTACACATTTATAGCTCACAATGCGTCGTTCGACCAGCGATGCTTCGAGCGTTGCGTTCAGCTTGGTATCATTCCCGACATTAAAGTCGAGTGGATCTGTACAGCCGACATGTGCGTATATTTCCAATATCAGAGAAATTTGAAGGGAGCCGCCAAAGCTATTCTCAACGCTGACATGGACAAGGAAGTTCGTGAGAATATGAAAGGGAAAACTTGGGATGACATGATCGCCATGGACGAATCCAAAGCGGTGCTTCAATACGCACTAGATGATTCAAAGTACACTTATCAAATTTTTGAAAAGCTCTACGACCAATGGCCTGAGACCGAACGCCAATTATCTAAGATGACTCGGCAGATGGCATGGGATGGCATTCCTGTGGATTACGATAAACTCATGGAGGGAATCAATAGCTTGGAGGAACAGCTGTTCGAGGTGAAGAAAAACCTACCGTGGTATGATCAGATCGATCCGGACACCAAGAAGAAGTATGTTGTCTACTCCAAGAAAGCGATGGCTTTGGAGTGCCGAAAGGCTGGCGTTGAACCTCCCAAGTCACTCGCTCAGGATAGCCCTGAGCTAGCGGAATGGATTAAGGAGCATGGGGGCAAACTTAAGTTCGTATCAGCCATGCAGAATTACAATAGGCTGAACATGCACCTGACGCGGATGAGGAATATCAAGGACAGGCTGACCGACGATAACCGTATGAGCTACAATCTGAAATATTTCGGCGCGGATGCTACCGGAAGATGGTCAGGCGATGCCGGTTTCAATGTCCAAAATCTTCCCAGGGAGACTCGCTACGGGGTCAACATCCGTAACATGTTCTCCGCACCCGAGGGTAAAACATTTGTCGTTGCTGACCTTTCGCAGATCGAGCCAAGGCTTACCGCATTCATCGCTGGCGATAAGGACTTCTTAAAATTGGTAAAGAAGGGTATGAGCCCATACGAGGCTCATGCGAGGCAGACAATGGGATGGACAGGCGGTAAATTGAAAGATGAAGATCCTGAGCTTTATCTTTTAGCCAAAGTCCGTGTTCTCCAATTGGGCTACGGAAGTGGATGGTTTAAGTTTGCAGAGACCGTAGCTCAGTATGGTCAGCAACAGATTCTCGACCAAGGGTTTTCACGCAAAGATGAGATTAGATTTCAGGAATTTGCTAATACTTACCAGCCCGGAAAAGGATCGATGTACCCCACCCTATCTGAAAAAGAGAGAAGGCAGTGGGTTAATGCATATATCCAGGTCTCGGACTTTCGTGACAAGAACCCAAAGATAACAGCAATGTGGAAGAATCTGGACAGGGAGTACAAGATGGCCGCAGCTGAGGGCGATGATTTTTCATTTGAGATTCCGAGTGGAAGAACTTTGCAGTATTTCGCCTGTCAGCATCAGCATGACGGGGTGACATGTAAAACGCAGAAAGGAGCATTGCGTAGAGTTTATCAATATGGAGCCAACCTTTTCCAAAATGCGGTTCAGGCAACCGCCCGTGACTGTTTTGGTTTCATCATGACCAATCTTGAGAAAGCAGGAAAGAAGATCGTTCTCCATGTTCACGATGAAGTGGTCGTGGAAGTAGATGAAGACATGGCACTGCACGCAAAGGCTGACATTCAGGAGATCATGAAGCAGGGACCGGAGTGGATGAAAGATGTTCCACTGGATTCAGAAGCAATCATAACAAAGGAGTACACGAAATGATTATAGGATTAGCAGGAGGAAAAGGCTGCGGGAAAAGCACTGTAGCCAAAATAATAAATAAGTTGCACGACTTTGAAGTTATTAGTTTTGCAACCCCGATTAAGGAGATGTTGAGAGTATTAGGCTTGGGTGATGCTGAGCTATACGATCCAACGATCAAAGAGATACCTTTGGACGAATATGGAAAATCGCCGAGGGAACTTTTACAGTCGCTTGGCACAGAATGGGGCAGAATGTTAGTGTCGGGAGATGTCTGGATCCAAGCTCTTCGTAAGCAACTCAAACCTAAAACTAATTATGTCATCGATGATGTACGGTTCGACAATGAAGCAAGATTTATTCGAGAGCGTGGAGCTGTGATTCATGTTGAGCGGGAGAGAGACATAGACGGAGATACCCACATTTCAGAAGCGGGTATCAGCGACGATTTAATTGACGGAAAAATAAGAAATATATCGTGCTATGAGTCCGATCTTGAATTGGAAGTAGCACGGCAAATGGAGGAAATATTATATTATGGATTTGTTCACGATTCCAAATCTAAGTAGTACACAGATATTCAAACGTAAACCCTGGGAGCTGGATTTTGAGCTTCCAGAGTTTAAGAACACAGCTGCTTTTAAAAGCTGGTGTAAACTACCGGGCACAAAATACTGTGCATATTCAACCGCAGAGGGTGTGGATCCTAATCAGCGGATATCTAATCAGAATCCAATGCATAATCTGCATGGTGTCTGTGCGGATTGGGATGCAACTTTTACAGACGAGCAGTATGAGGATATTGTCCGTCGTTTGATCGACCTTGAGCATCCGGTAAATTACATCAGCAGAAGTTATTCAGGAGGAATACACGCAGTCTGGTTTTTTGAGGACAAGATCTGCTTACACTCCCCCAAGAATACTGCTCGATTCCTGAAGAGGGTTGCTGGTGAATTAAAGCTTACGGGTAGAGATGCTGTTGCTCGAGGGTTTGATGAGCCTAATTTTACCAAGCAGCACTACCTACTTCAAGGTCATGATTGGAGGCCTGTCAGTCCTAAATCTCGGATCGACCTAAAGCTTCTACATTACTGGCAGTACGAGGAATCCCGATCTTCCGATTTTGACGGAATAGATGCACAAATTCCTTTGGATACTGTTTTTGAGGAGGTCAAAAGATTATTCCCCAATCATAAATGGTCTGGAGAATTTAAAGAAGGTGTCCGAGGACCGACATTCTGGGATCCAGGCGGAAACCATAAATCTGTAGACTCCGCCATTGTCAGAGAGACTGGTATGCAGGTGTTCAACATGCCTAAGGCTTTCTACTCATGGCGTGAGATTCTCGGGACAGGTTTTGTCAGGGACTTCGAGGTTGGTCGGATTGGCGAGGCAATTAAGAACTACTGGTTTGATGGACGGAATTACTTCATAGAGGACGGTAAAGGCGGTTATACGGTCAACAGCAAGGAAGACACTCTTTTGGATCTGCAATGCCGTTACAACCTCTCTGCTCGCCCTGGAAGGCACGAAAATGTGTCCGAAGCCCGTCGTGCCATTCATATGGTGAACACGACCAAAAGAGTCGATGCAGGTATCCCCTTTTGTTTCACAAAGGCAAGGATTGTAAATCATGAGAACGGATTGTACTTTAACACAGCCAAGATTAGACCACTGGCACCAAGTAATGATAGTGGTGAATGGGGCGAGCATTTTCCGACGATCGCTGAATGGATGGAGCATATGCTCGGAGAGGAGCAGCTTAAATATGAGCTGGCTTGGTTAGCCTATGCGTACGCTAATGCGTACGAGGGTAAGCCGGAAAAAGGTCATGCACACTTTCTTGTCGGTCCTCCTAATTGTGGAAAGACATTATACAACAATGTAATTCTTGGGGGTTTGCTTGGCGGTGGTATTAAAGCCTCCGATTATCTAACGGGAAAGGAAGATTGGACAGAACACCTGTTTGAGTTCGGGGCTTGGTTGGTAGATGATGAGGCACCTACAGCATCGTCCGCTATGCATACAGCCTTTACCGCAAGGCTCAAAGAGCATACAGCCAATGACACATTTCTCATTAAAGGTAAGTTCAAGAAATCTGGTAGAGCCTACTGGCGGGGGAGAATTAGCATTACCCTCAATGATGATCCTGTATCAATGAGACTTCTACCCGATCTAGACATGAGTATCCGGGACAAGCTTATGCTCTTTAAATGTAATGATGGCTACGCTTTTAATTCTAAGACAAAAAAGACAGCCGAAACTGAGCTTCCGGCCTTTGCCCGTTGGCTTTTGGACTACGAGATTCCACAAGAGCTCGTGGAGCTTAGGTTTGGGGTGAAAGCATTTTTGCACAAGGAGATTCAGGAGCTTGCGGGAGCAAATAGTAATTTCGCTCACATCATTGAGCTTCTGCAAATGTGGAGAAAGACATTGAAAGAAGATTTCTGGGAAGGTACCTGCTCAGAGCTTCTTAAAGTTCTCGGAGCAAATGAAGGCAATAAGATTCTCCTCAAGGATATTTCCACAAGAAGTTTAGGTTGGGGGTTGAAGCACATGCAATCCAAAGGTTTCCCGTGGGTTTCCCGATCTAAGAAACTGCAGTACGGATGGGTTGTTGACGGTGTAAATGGCTAATAAAACCGCAGGCACTGTTTACGAGTACAAGTTCTTCTCCAAAATCTTGGAGATGGGCTATGACTTGTTCATACCTGCGGGTGACAATCTTCCAATTGATTGTATAATTCAGAATGGGGCTGGCAAGCTGTACAAAGTTCAGATTAAAGGAACTGCATCTGAGAATCGTGAGGGTGGTCGAACTGGAAAGAAAAGATATAAAGTTTTAGCGGCTACCGGTCAGAGTTCAAAAACGTCGATAGATTGCACAAAAGTCGACATATTAGCAGCTTATGTCGAGCCCGTCGACACATGGTACATCATTCCGTGCCTTGAGATTGGGGCTAAGTCGGTGTGGTTCTACCCGCATATTGAGAATAGTAAATCGATGACCGAGAGATATAAGGAGCAGTGGGATCTGTTTAAGAAACTTTAAGGTCTTTCACAAAGAATCCTGCGGCCCGCAGCCTAACCCTTACAGTCTCTTCACTTACTCCAAGGCATCCTGCAATTACTTTTGGGTGCATACCTCCAAGAAATCTGGCATAGACCATTGTTTCCCAACGCTTCATGCGTTTACTCATTCGCATTTGGTCATGCCGAAACAGATAGCCTTTTGGCTTAGGCTTCTCCTCGGGTGTGTTTACATTAAACGCTGTACGAACCTCGTCAGCGGTTAATCCCAGCTTCTCAAGAATCTTGTTTTTCTTTTTCTGCCCCATACCCGATTTGAAAAGCTGTCGACACCGATTGTTTCGGCGGGAAGTAGACTTGACCTTCACTCCAGATCTCCGTGTTCTCTTCATTGAACTCGAAGTGAATGTTTAATCTTACATCCGACATCATTTCATTTTCCAAAGCTGATAACCTGATTTGAGGAATTAGGTCTTCGACCACTTCTCTTACCTGAATGTTTACAGCTTCGAGCATATGCTTCTCTTGGTCTTTTTGTTTATCTAACCACTTTTTCATTTGTTCTTTACTATGCGTCGATTAGGCGTTAGAACGCCAATATATACATTGTATAGGCTTGCACTACATTCGTCAAGTCATTAATTTGCAACACTTTAGCCCGGATGGCGGAATTGGTAGACGCGCCGGATTCAAAATTTGAAAATTAATACTACCCGTAGTGTAGGTCCCGCATAAACACTGGACACTATGAAAAAAACACACTACATCAACCGAATGACCACACACCAACCTATGCGTCAATTAGGCGCCCGCTCCCGCGTTGGAACGCGAATACAGCGAAAATCGAAAAATGCAGTTTGGGCTTACCGCCCAATGATCGATGGCAAGCAGTATTGGTTCCCTCTCGG